TCTATGTTAACGTAACTGTTGGCTGGGTATTGAAGTCAACTAACCAGTAGGAGCAAAAATTATGGCTCTCATTGATTTCAAATTTAAACCTGGAATCGACAAACAAGATACGACTGTCGGTGCAGAATCGCGTTGGGTGGATTCTGATAACGTTAGATTCAGATACGGCTTACCAGAAAAAGTTGGTGGCTGGTCTTCTTTAGTATCAGATACAATAGTTGGTGCAGTTAGAAAACAACATTCTTTTGTTGATTTAGATGGTAACAGATACGTTGCACTAGGTTCGGATAAATTCTTACTTATATATTTTGAAGGACAACTTCATGATGTTACACCAGTAAAAGCTACGATTAGTTCTGTTGTTATGTCTGCTCAAGATGCAACACAAGAAGTATCTTTAACATTTTCTTCAGCACATAATTTAGAATCAGGTGATATTATTTTATTAGATAGTGTAACAGTTCCAACTGGTATTGGTCTAACTGATGCTGCTTTTGAAGATAAATTATTTCAAGTAACAAGAGTAACATCATCTTTAATTGCTATCGTAACAGGATCACAGACCACAACCGGTGCAGCAGGTGGCGGATCTTGTAGTGTTATACCATATGAAAAAGTTGGTCCTGCAGCTCAGTCTTATGGATATGGTTTTGGTATTGGTAACTTTGGAGGCACAGTATCTGGAGTTGCAACAACAACTTTAAATGGTGCTTTAAATGCGGACACTGCTGGTACGGGAGGATCTGGTACAGCAATAACTTTAACATCTGTTACAGGCTTTCCAACAAGTGGTGGGACAATAGCAGTTGGTAATGAATTGATAACTTATACAGGAATAAGTTCTAACGATTTAACTGGTATCACCAGAGGTACAAATGGTACAGCAACGATTGGTACATCAAATGGACAAGCACACAGCAGTGGTGCAACAGTTACGAACGCTACAAACTTTTCTGGTTTTGGTAGTGCAGTAAACGCATCAACTGTAGTTTTAGAACCAGGTCTTTGGAGTTTAGATAACTTTGGACAAGTTCTTATAGCAACTATTGCAAACGGTAAAACATTTACTTGGAACGCTGGAGCTGCAACACCTTTATCAAACAGAGCATCAACTACAACATCTGGTTTTGAAACAGGAAACAATCCTACAGCATCAAGAGTTACATTAATATCACCAACAACAAGACACTTAATTCATCTTGGAACAGAGACAACTATCGGTGATACAACCACACAAGATGATATGTTTATTAGATTTTCTGATCAAGAAGGTATTAATACTTATGCACCGTCTGCTACAAATACAGCAGGAACACAAAGATTACAAGACGGCACTAAAATAGTAGGAGCTCTAAAAGCAAAAGAAGTTATCTTGATATGGACTGATAATGCTTTGTATACTATGAAATTTATAGGTTCTCCTTTTACATTTAGTTTTGAACAAGTTGGAACAAACTGTGGTTTGATAGGTAAAAACGCAGTTGTTGAAATAGATGGAGCTGCGTTTTGGTTAAGTCAAAAAGGTTTCTTTTTATTTGATGGTACAGTAAAATCTTTGCCTTGTACTGTAGAAGATTTTGTATTTAATAATTTTGATACTACAAAAGGACAACAAGTTTCAGCAGGATTGAATAACTTATTTACTGAAGTTACTTGGTATTATCCTTCAGCGACATCTTCTTTTAACGACAAGTATGTAGTGTTTAATTATGGTGAATCTTCAGGTGTACCTGGTGGAGTTTGGTACACAGGAACAGAAGCAAGAACTAGTTGGATGGATGCAACTATATATCCTAATCCATACGCTACTAAATACAGCAGCACGGCTGATGGAACATTTCCAGATGTCATAGGTCAAGACGGTTTAGGACAAACAAAATATTTTGAACATGAGGTAGGAACGGATCAAGTAAACGAAGATGGATCTACTACAATAGTTTCTTCTTTTATAAAATCTTTTGATATAGATTTAGAACAAAGAAGAAAAAATGCATCAGGACAAGCTGTTGGAAACACATTAGCAGGTGAATTATTCTTAGCAGTTAGAAGATTTGTTCCAGATTTTAAAGATTTACAAGGTAATTCAAAAGTAAGTTTAGCTGTAAAAAGATATCCACAACAATCAGATACCACTACAACGTTGAGTCCTTTTACAGTTGATTCTACAACAGATAAAAAAGACACGAGAGCTAGAGGTCGTTTTGTAAATGTAAAAATAGAAAACGATGCAGCTAGTGAAAAGTGGAGATTTGGAACTTTAAGATTAGATATACAACCAGATGGGAGACGTTAATGCCAAAGATTAGTGTAAGAATACCAGAACCAAAAGAAGAATATGATTTTTCTAACCAAAAACAAATAAATAGAACTTTGTCTTTGGTTGTTGAACAATTAAATTCTACATATTTAAGTGAAACAAAACAGGAGCAAGAGAGATTCTCTTGGTTTATAAGTGGCTAATATATATAAAAATGAATTAGTAGATTTAACTACCACAGACAATACTACGATATATACAACACCGTCTGATTCAAGAGCTATAATTAAAAGTATTATAGTATCAGAAGATGCTGGGTCAGGATCTACAATAACTTTCACTATAACAAATGCTGCATCCGCAGTGTTTAGTTTATTTAAAGACAAAACTATAGCCTCAAAAGCAACAACTGAGCTGTTAACTCACCCTTTAATTTTAGAAGAAAATGAGGTATTAAAGGCACAAGCAGCCGATGCAAATGAATTACACGTAATTGCATCTATATTGGAGATAAACAGAGACTAATGCCATTCATAGAAACAGAAGCTAAAAAAGGGTCAAGAGTACATGTCAGATGCAGAAGCAGACGAGGATGTAAACAACCCTGAAACAGACACTAAAAGAGAAGATATCTCTAGAAGTGTAAAATTAACAGTAGAGTCTTTACCACTTGGAGGAGACTCAAAAATATAATAGAATGGTACGATGGCAATAACTAGAGCACAACAAGTAAAACAGATGTTACGAAAAGGTGGTAGATCAGGCTATAGATTTGGCGGTGGATACCAAGGTAGTGATGCTAAAACAGGTCAAGGTGGGGCATCAAAAGGACCATCTGGAGGAGGTAAATCTTCTGGAGGAGGCGGTGGCTCAAACAAAGACGACAACAGACAAACATATTCAGCAACACAAACTGTAAAGAAAAGACCTAAAGTAAAAAGACCTACAAAAGATAAATCTGATTTCTCAGGTGTTAAACAAATAGGAAAAACAGTAGCTACTAATACTGCTAAAAATTTAGCAGCAAGAGAGATAGCAAAAAAATTAGGATTAGGAGCGTTCAATCTTTTTGGTTTAGGATTACCACAATTACTTGCAATAGGAGCTGTAGGGAAAAAAGCAATAAAAGATATTAGAGATCCACAAATAACAGAAGATGTTACATTAGGTGATTTAGAAGGTTTAGAAGGTTTAGACGTGTCACAAATTAGACCAAGTCCTTTTGAAACTATGACTCCAAGAATGCAAGTTGCAGAGTTAACTCAAAAACAAAAAGATTTTTTAAGTAGTCCAAAAGTTAAATTTTCTTTACAAGAAGGTATCCTGACTCCAAAACAAGTATTTGAAAAATTACCCTCTTACGAAGAAAAAGGGATATTTGGAATAGGTGGACAAGAACCAACTACACCTCAAGAGTTTAATGAGTATTTACAATCACAAAACCTACCAACTATGCAAGTTAAAGATGGTGGACGTATTGGCGTCATGGGCGGAGGTATGTTAGTACAACCAGGATTTGGTGGTACAAGACAGGGATATCGTGGTGACGATGCTTATGGAGACAGACCAGGAAGCTCTAGCTCTAGTGGAGGCGGAGGAAACAAAAGCGGTGGAAGCGGCGGCGGCGGTGGCGGCGGAAATGATAAAGATGATAATAGACAAACATACTCAGCGCAACAAACACAAAGACCTACAAAAATAGCTAGTGATTTAAGAGATGATAGAAAAAAAACTACACCTGGAGATAGAGGAAGAGAAGCACAAGCAAAATTTTTATTAAACACAGCAAGAGGTCTAAGTGAATTAAGAAAAAGAGGTGTAAGTCAAATTCCAACAGGTTTTCCTGGTTCTAGTGTTCTTAATATGTTGACGCCATTTAGAAACTATTCTTTAAGAAAAAACATAGATTATTTTAGAGGGTTAGAAAAAATAAAAACTTTAAAAGATAAACTTGGTCGTGACTTATATCCAGAAACAGAACAAGGATATAGAGATTACATGAGAGATAGACTAGCAGGTAAAATAGATGCTGCTGGTAATTTAAAAGCTGGTTTTATGAGAGATGCATCAGGTAATATTATGTCTACTGGTAATGATGGTAGAGATGACAGTGTTATTATACCGACAACAACCACTCCAGTAGATGTTGGAGAAACCGCATCTGAAGAAGATCCTTTTGGTATTCCGTATAGATTTTTTGCTGATGGTGGTATGCCAGAAGATGCACCTGTAGGTGGGATCATGGATATTGAATCAGGAAGACAGATGTATTTCTTAGGTAAGCTAGTTAAAAAAGCAAAAAGAGCTGTAAGTAAAATTGTAAAATCACCGTTAGGTAAAGCAGCTTTAATTGGTGGTTTAGGATATCTAGGAGCTACAAAACTAGGCGGGTTTGCTGGAATTAAATCTAAACTATTTGGGTCAGCTTTACCAGGGGCATTAGGAAGAGATGCGTTTATGGGTATGGCTGGTAAAACAGGAAGTAAAGGAATTTTAGCTAAATTAGGTTTAACAAAAGGTTTTGGTGATTTTGGTTTAACAGGCAAAGGTATGTTAGCTTTAGGTGGACTAGGTTTAACAGCATTACCTTTCTTAACAGGAGATGAGGAAGAAGATCAAATGATGTTAGACCGTGGACCAGGGCTCAACATAGCTCAAATAAGAAGAGATGCCATACTAAATCCAGGAGCTGTTTATGGTAATGCATTTAGATTATATGGTAATAGTGGAGGTCGTGCTGCTTTTCAAAAAGGTGGAGATGCTGAACCAGTAGCAAAAGAGACAATGCCATTACTAAAGATGGGTGGTAAAGAAATGGATTTAAGAGATAACGGAGGCTTTGTTCCAATAGGTAGAATGGAAAGAGCTGACGATGTGCCTGCTAGATTGTCAAAGAATGAGTTTGTATTTACAGCAGATGCTGTTAGAAACGCTGGTGGAGGCGATATAGACAAAGGTGCTGAAGTTATGTATAATACCATGAAAAACCTCGAAGCCGGGGGTGAGGTATCAGAAGAAACGCAAGGCTTAGATGGCGCTAGAAACATGTTTCAAACAGCTAAAAGATTAGAGGAAGTTTTATAATGTCAACAACAACCACTAGAAATTTACCCGCACAGTTTGTTGAAGATCTAGGTAAAGATCTAGCAACACAGATCACGGCTCAATCGGGTGTACCCGTAGTAACAACAGGTATAGCTGGATTAGGTAAAGCACCAACAAAACAATCTTTTGAGACA